TAACAAGTTCCTTTTTTGCCCTTTGTAGCGTATTTATAGACATACCTAACCGCCTTAACTTTATATTGCGAATTGTGCGGAATTTAGGCGAAAGACTAGCCAAGAATACATATAGCTTTAAGGCCGAACCGGATAAGTCGCCCCAAGCGATAAAATTAGGGATTTTGCAAAAGCCCTTTCGTAGTTTCCTTTCTTCCATTTCCGAATCGGTTTTATACTATACCCAATTATTACGCAAACTTAAAAATTGCTATATCTTGTGTTCTTTTTTTGTTCTTATACCATACCTTGCAAAGCCCCAAAAATAGCCATTTATTTTTTTTTATTTTTTTCTTGTATTGCTTGTTCCATGTTGTATAACTTTTGTATATTTTAATAAAAACAAACAAAGAAACGGAGCAAACAATGGCTAAACTAAAAGAAGCAACAATGATTGAAGTTGAAAAGCAACAATTATTGAAAGCACATAACCACATTGAAAAAAATAATTTGGTTTATGCAATTAATGACGAACTTAATAGCATGGATTCAAAATCGGCTAATAGTTTTATTATTTCAATGTTAAATGAGGCGATTGAACTATTACCCAAGTATCAATTAGAAACTTGGTTAAAAGAACTAAAAGGGGAGGAATAAATGAGCAAAGGAAAAACAATAAAGCAATTTATAAAAGAAAATAATCTTACTATGAATTGTGAATATGCGGATAGTAACCCTAATATGGATTCGGTTAATAAAAATGCCTATAACCATTATAAGGTTACAATTAAAAGAAAGTTCAAGCTAAACGGAAACCATTTAGACACTAGATATGGTTTTAGAAGAATGACGCTTTTATTTAGTCAAGGTTTAGGAATACAAGGCGAACCAACACTAGAATCGGTTTTAGGTTGTTTATTAAGCGATTCTTTTTCTTTTAGTAATGGCGATACTTTTAAGGACTTTTGCGAAAATTACGGCTATGATTACGATAGCCGAAAAGCAGAAAAGACTTACCAAGCTACAATAAAACAAACTAGCAAACTTAAAAAATTACTAGATAATAATTTTAGTGATTTTGTAAATTGCGAACAATTATAACATAATGGGGGCGAAAGCCCCCTAGAAAGGGAAATATGATATATATAATTAAATGGGTATTACTGGCTTTATGTTCGGTTATGGGAATGGCTTTAATTCCAACTTATACAACAACCGGCTTTATTTTGGCTTTTGGTTGTTTTTTGGTTCTTGCTTTAGATATAGCAAGAAATTTTATTTAGGTAATATTATGATTAAAAAGATACTTAATTTTTTAGATTATGTGCTTTTTGCCGGTTTTATGTTCTATGTGTTTTTTGGCTTAAAACCTACGATAGATTGGCTATTGATTAATTATAAATAAATGTATAAAGTTTGTATAGAAAGGGAATCATTATGCTACATTTAGAAGAATGGGAAAAACCAACGCTTCAACAAGCCGAATATTTTACTTGCATAAATTGGAGGCCGTTAGGCAATAAGGAAAGGTTTGAATTTAAAACCGAAGAACAAGCCACAAAGAAAGCAAAAGAAATATTAAAGGATAACAATAGGGCGAAGATTTTAATTTATGCGGTTAAGGGTTCAAGCCAAGCGTTAATCAATACCTTTAGGGGTAAGGGTTGGAAATAATTGAAGAAAGGAAATTATCTTATCTTGAATTTAAGCTAAATAAAGAAATGGCTTATGAAAGCACTTATGGAAAGGACGAAGAAATACAAAAACAATACCAAAAATATTTAAAAGATTATGACGAAAGACAACGAAGAAAATATACAAGTTGATTTATTTGGTAATGAAGTTACCAAAAAATTTGAATTAAGGGATAAATACGGAGAACCGCCTTTTAGTATTTTTGACACTAAACAAGGAACTTGGCAAAGAAGAAGAAATAAATGGAAGTTGTTAGGCATAGAAAGCGAACTAGGCCGAAAAGTTGACGGAGCACACTTTGCCGGTAGGCATAGACAAGCCGAAAGAAGCTCAAAACCGGTAGCCGAATCAACCCAAAGAATTTTAGACGTTGGGGAGCATAGTATATTTGACCCAGTTGTTTGTGAATTGTCTTACTTGTGGTTTAGCGGTAAAGAAAACGCAAGAATATTAGACCCTTTTGCCGGAGGTTCGGTTAGGGGTATTGTAGCTTCAACTATGGGGCATGATTATACCGGAATTGAATTAAGGGAAGAACAAGTTTTAAGTAATAGAGAACAAGCGAATAGAATATTTGATAAGCCAAACGAAAAGAAACCGAATTGGATAATAGGCGATTCTAATAAAGTTCTTGATACTTTATTAGTTGGCATGGAAGCGAATCAAATAGAACCTTTTGATTTTATTTTTTCTTGTCCGCCTTATGGAAATTTAGAAATATATAGCGATATGAAAGAAGATATTTCAAATATGGATTACCCCCAATTTTTAGAAATATACGAATCAATTATAGCCAAGTCTTGCAAGTTGTTAAAAAAAGGAGAATTAGCTTGTTTTGTTGTTGGCGAATTTAGGGATAAGAAAGGCCATTTCTACGGCTTTGTTCCGGACACAATAAACGCTTTTAAAAAATGCGGTATGAAGTTTTATAATGAAATAATATTACTTAATGCGATTGGTTCGGCTAGTGTAAGGGCTTCAACTTCAATGAAAAATAGAAAGGTCGTTAAGATACATCAAAATGTATTAGTATTTAAAAAAATATGACAATTAAAAAAGATTTATATGTTTATAGGGTTTTAAATGGAACTAAACGAATCAAAAAAATCAAATTAAGAAAACTATTAGATCACTTAAATATGGAAGTATTTACAAAAAGATTTTTTGCAACCGAAAAAGAAGCAAAGGAATATATTAAAAGTGAAAAGAATTTTAAATAAAGAACCTTATTCAATGTTTAATATAGATATGAAAAAAGTTTTAAAAAAGAAAGAAAAGGAAAAAAAGAATGGAAAAAGAAAAGAAACAAAATTGGGTAATATCAAACGAATTATTAAGTCGCTATAATAATTTACCTAAAGAAGCCAAAGAACGAATCACTTTTGAAGAATTTATAAAAGAACCACACATGGTTGAGCTTAAAGTTAATACTATTAAAAATATAGCATTAGGCCGTAAAGTTGTCTTATTGTATGCCAAACAAGGGAAAAAGGGCTATTATTAATTAATGTATTTTATTATTTTTAAAAAAGGAAACCGGTATAGACATTACACTAATGAGATATTTCAAACGGAAGAAGAAGCTAAAGACTACGCAAAAAGAAGCATGAAAAGAAAAGATAAATGGAAAGTTTTAATTTATGATTCGGAAAATATAAAAAAATATTGGTGGTAATGTTAGAAATAATTATATTATTTGAAGTAATTGCAATAAGTTA